GAACTGGACAATGAAGTTGTCGGTTTGTATCGAAACTGGGAAGAAAAGGACAAGACTCGCACCAAGCTGGATTGGGTGGTGGAGTTTAAGTTTATTCCATGGCGTGGGGCGTATGCGATTGGCTTGCCACAACTGATTGGTGGCTTGTCTGCGGCGCTTACCGGCGCTCTGCGTGCGTTGCTGGATACTGCTCACATCAACAACTCAGCGACCATGCTGAAGTTGAAGGGTGCGAAGATCAGTGGTCAGAGCGCACAGGTGGATGTGACTCAGGTGGTGGAGATCGAAGGCGCACCCGGCGTGCAGGACATTCGTCAGATTGCAATGCCGATGCCGTTCAACCCCCCTTCTGCGGTGCTATTCCAGCTTCTAGGCTGGCTAGATCAAGCTGCTAAGGGGGTTATCACCACCAGCGAGGAAAAGATCGCTGATGTGACCTCCAATACGCCCGTAGGCACCACTCAAGCACTGATTGAGCAGGGCGCTGCGGTATTCAGTGCTATCCATGCTCGTTTGCATGATTCACAGGCGCGTGTGCTGAAAGTCTTGTGCCGCTTGAACCGCTGGCATTTTGACGAGATGGAGAAGAGCGATGTCATCACCGATTTGGAGATCACTCGCGAGGACTTTGACAAGAATACGGACGTAGTTCCGGTCAGCGATCCGCATATCTTCTCTGAGACTCAACGTATGGCGCAGAACCAAGCTGTTCTGGCGCTTGCAGATAAGCATCCAAACGAGTTCAACATCAGTGGTGTTTTGGCCCGAGTCTTGAAACAGATGAAGGTTCCTAACATCAACGAATTGTTGAAGGATGTCCCCGCTCCTGAGCAGAGAACATCTGCCGATGAGAATGCGGCTATGCTGATTGGGCAACCGGCCTATGCTTATCTGCAGCAGGATCACATTGCTCATATGCAAGATCACTTGCAGTTCGCGATGAATCCGTTTTTGGGACAGTCTCCGTTTGCCGATCCAAACTATCTAAACCACTTGATCGAGCATACGAAACAGCACATGACTCTGTGGTATCTGAACCGCTCAAATGGGTATGTGGAAAAATCAATTGGCAAGCCGGTTGATGACTACAACGATCCGAAGCTGACTGCCGAGATTGACAAGGTATATACGACCGTTGGCGCACACGTAATGCTAGACAGCAATGAAGTGTTCAGTCAGTTCCAGCATGCATTGCAGACGCTGGTTCAGATGGCGCAACAGCGTAAGGGTCAACAGCCTCCTCTGCCCCCAGATGCACAGGTGGTCAAGGATACGAGCATGGCTGAGACCCAGCGCAAGACGCAGAAGGATCAGGCTGATCTGCAGATTGCACAAGCCAAGCTTCAGAATGAGATGCAAGAACACACCACTGACAATCAGACAAAGATTGCCATTGAGAATGCAAAATTGACGCATGAGACCATCCAACAGGTGGCTCAAGCTCAACAGCAGGCTTTACCTGCACCACAAGCGGCACCCGCCGCACCACAATAAGGAGAAGCAAATGGCTACATCAGATCAGGAACAAAAGAGCATCAATGTGCCGATGCACAAGCGGCTTGCCATGGGCGAAAAGCTTGATGGAATAACCCTACAGTCAAAAGGGAATACTAGTCAGACTAGTAAATCCAAGGGTGGCCTGTCGCATGTCAAGAAGCAAAAATGATCGAACAATTGATCCATAGGATCAAGTTGAGGCAAGCGGAAATCCAGCAGTCTTTGGCGGCTGGTTCCGCGAGCAGTTGGGAGTTATACCATCGGATGGTGGGTGAGAACTTTGGCCTACAGGCTACGATGGATATGATTGATGCAATGCTGGACGAAGATAAAAACAAAGATTAGTGCCTCACTCCGAGGCAAGACCGCGCTGCAAAGCGCATAACGATGCACCTGAGATATGGTGTTAGGAGAAGTAAGATGAGCGAAGTAGTAAAAATAGCAACATTTGAGGCGTCGTATGATGTCCCGAGTCAGTCAGATTTGGACTGGGCTTTCCCTAACGTAGCATCGGGGATGGAACCGTTTGGTGGACGCATCATTGTCCAGCTTAGACGGATCAAGAAGAAGTCGGAGCGTATCGTTCTGGTTCAAGAGACCAAAGAGAACGAGAAGTGGAACAACATGATCGGCAAAGTGATCGCTGTTGGCCCACTTGCGTATAAGAACCGCGACACAATGCAGTCATGGCCTGAAGGCTCATGGGCGCAGGTGGGCGACTACGTACGTGTTCCTAAATGGGGCGGTGACCGATGGGAGATTAAGGTTCCCAGCGGTAACGATGATGACGATCCTGTGCTTTTCATGACGCTGAATGACCATGAATTAATCGCAAAGGTCGTTGCAAACCCACTTTCCTTCAAAGCTTACGTCTAAGGATATGAAAAATGGCTGAAACCAAAGAAAAAGCCGAAGAAATTGCTGTTACGGAGAGTCAAGATGGCTCTGCAACGGTGATTTTGCCGGAAAACATGATGAATGAGGCTGAGGATGGCGATCAAAACGCTGATCCGGTCGTCAAAGCAGATGGTGGCGCTGTATCGGAAGAGGATACAGACCATCCTGATGATGATGAAGAGCTTCGGCAGGCGAAAAGGAACCGTCGCCGCGCCAAAAAAGAACTGATCCGCAAGACGAATCAGGAAAAAGACGCTCGTTTGACTTCTCTGCAGAGGGAAAATGAGGAATTCAAGCGGCGCTTAGGACAACTGGAGCGCAACACCAAGAGTGAGCAGGTCACTCGCATCGATAAAGGTATTGAGGACGCCAATGTGCGCCTTGAATACGCCAAGATGAAGCTTGCTGAGGCCACCGACAACAACGATGGTCAAGCGATGGTGGAAGCTCAGACTCTGTGGCAGAGCGCACAGGAAGAAGTGCGTAATCTCGGTTACATGAGGCAAAAGGCTGATCAGGAACTGCGGAGAGAGCCTGATCATCAAGATGAACAAGGGGTTGATCCAGAGGTTAAGCGTCTGGCGTCCAACTGGGTTGCCAAGAACAATTGGTATAACCCTGCTGGAACTGACAAGGACAGCCGGATCACCAAAAAGATCGACGAACTCATGACTGCACAGGGGTGGAATCCAACCGATCCTGATTATTGGGACGAATTGGATAGTCGCTTGCAGAAAGAGTTGCCACATCGTTACAATGATGGTAATGACGACGAACCCCGTAATGTCAGACGACCGAGGAATATTGTGGGAAGTGCAGGACGCGAAGCTTCAGCGGCATATGGTGGTTCCAACAGAACCCAATTTGTTCTATCGCCTGATCGAGTTAAAGCGATGAAAGAAGTTGGCGCGTGGGACAACCCTGAGCGCAAAGCACGAATGGTCAAGCAGTTCATTGATTTCGACCGTAACAACGGTCGCCGCAATTAATCTAAGGGGAAAAACATTATGGTCACTTCTGGTGAATCTCGTCTCAAAAAATCTCTCAGTGCTGGTGGTCGTGAGGATCGCGCAAGCGAGGACACAAACCGCGCAGCACCGGAAGAAAAGTTCATTTCTACGCAGGAACGTCGCAGGATGTGGAGCGAGGAATGGACGCAATCAGCATTGCCGAAACTGCCCGAAATTTCTGGGTGGCACCTTTGCTGGCTCTCAACAACCAACAGTTACGACAGCATCGATAAGCGGATGCGCTTGGGGTACGTTCCAGTTAAATCTGAAGAGTTACCCGGCTACGAAGACTATCGCGTGAAGTCAGGTGAACATGTTGGGTATGTGTCATGCAACGAAATGTTGTTGTTCAAATTGCCAATGGATATCTATCAAGAGATCATGGTTTATCAGCATCACGACCGGCCCCGTGAAGAGTCTGAAAAAATCCGTGTTCAAGTGGAAAGTCTCCAAGGGCAGCGCGACAGCAATGGTCGTTCGCTTGTGCAAGTTGAGGGCGAGGGTATCGGCTCTATTGAAAAGCAACCAAACCGTACGCCCGTATTTTCGGGCTAATCTAGGAGAAAGATATGTCAGCAACTTCTGCTCCGTTTGGCTTGCGCCCTGCGTTCCATCCCTCTGGTCTGGATCGCGCTCAGGCGCTTGCTGGCGGCATAGTTTCGGGGTACGCCTCGAACATTTTCAAAGGTCAACCCGTTCAATACGGCACGACCGCCAATAGCGGCACTCTTGGTACCATCATTGTTGCCGGTGCTACCGGTGCGTGGGTAGGTGCTTTCTCTGGCGTTCAATGGACGGATACGACGGGCCGCGCTCGCGTTTCCAACTACTGGCCTGCCAGCACTGCGTATACCGCAGGGACTTGCACTGCTTATTTCTATAACGATCAAAACATCGTTTATGAAATTCAGGCAGACGGTTCGATGGCACAAACCACGATTGGTAACGAGTACAACCTTAGTTCGGTAACTG